CATGCGCGAGCTGATGGCGGCCCGCTACCGACGCTGGAAGCACAACTGGTCGTGCGATATGTCCGCCCTGGCCAGTTCGTACATGGACTATTGCGAGGTTCAGGACACCGTGCCGGAACTATCTAGTGCCGGACATGTGCGCAGTTGGGATGGGGCACTGGGCTTCGAAGGTAACGAGCCGATACCGTCCGACGCCACGCTCGTCGCGATGCGCAAGCCTGACGGGACCAAGTTCGGCCCCGTGCCGTTCACTCGTGTCAGCACCTATGTGTTTACCGTGGGCGGCCCGCTAAGCTTCGCGCCGATCACCGAACTAGACGCCGGCCAGGTCCCGACGCACCTATTCTTCGGCACCGAGACCGAAATGTTCTGGCCGGTGCTGATGTCGAGTGTCACGCCGTCAGGCCAGTTCCGTGCGAACGTCGAAGCGCTCGGGTATGATGAGCGGGTGTACCAATACGACGATCTGGAGCCGCCGGCACATGCTTAAACAGTACCCCTCCGGGCTGCCGGTCCCCCTAAAGGCTGATCGGGCGTTTCAGATGGTTGACCCGCTAGTGTCTTCGGCCTCTGCGAACGGGCAAACCCGATGGGATCGCCAGTTTACGGATGTCCCGACGGCTACACCGGTCACCTGGCTGTTCAATGACCTGGAGTGCCAGGCTTTCGTGGCCTGGCACAAAGACGCAATACGGGATGGCGCCGACTGGTTCACAATGCCATTGCGGACTGAGGCAGGCCGACATGTAGAAACTTGTCATTTTATCGCGGCCTACTCAGGCCCCACTCGGTCAGGGTATGACCGTTGGCGGATTGAAGCGCAGCTCCTACTCAGGCGGCGGCCAATCCTGAATGATAATGATGGGAATTTCCCCGACGATGTACTGACCTCAGAACTTTTCGATAAAACCATAAACTGGGAGTGGCCGAGCATATGACCGGCGAAGTAATCTACAACACCGGCAACCCGGTGCCTTCGGCTGACGCCTATGACAGGCACGATAACACGCGGGTTTTTGACAGCCTCCTGAACGGGCCCGATCTGACGGTCACGGGCCGGACCGGTAAAGTGCTCAAGTCCTGGGAAGGCTTTAGCGCCGATTTTGCCCAGTTTCTGCTTAACTCCGGCTATGAATTTATCGGAGACTATGATGCTGACGGCCCGCTATTGATCGAGCGCGCGAATCAGATTTTCAGTAAGGATGGGGAGTATTGGCGCGCCTCAGCGACACTGGCATTGCCCTACACCACAGTCAATAACTGGGTAACGGACGAGCCTAATTTCGCCTCTGTCGGGGACGCGGCGCTACGGCAAGAACTGGCTGCCATCGGCGGCGCCGGTATGGTTCGGTACACTGCCGATGAGACGGTTGAGCAAGCCCTAGGCCGACTAGGGGCTAGCGCCCTGGTACTGGATGCCCCGACTGACGGCACCGACGTTACGGCCATTGTGGTGGCGTTCTTTGCGCAGGCCCTTTCCGAAAAACGCCCGTGGCTTGTCCCCCCAGGTGACTACACGATCAACCCGGGCGCGCCAATCGTGATCAAAAACGGTGGCACGTGCCACGGCCGATTCCTGGTACCTAAGGCTAACCAGACATTCCGCTTCGACATCCTGCGAGACGATCCTGCCGGCACAATCATCAGCACCACGGGATGGACGGCTTTGCAGCGGGGCGTTACCAATGCCAACGCACTGAATGCCGTTGGCAAGAACCTCCTACTTTCCTCGACCGAGGTATTGATCGAGCGTATCGGGTCCGGCGGCGCACCATACCTAAAGCGCGAGTTTATCCGCTGCCCTCTGCCCGGAGGGGTATTCAGCACCGCCATCACGCGCAACTACGATTTCAACACGAACCTCACAGTCACGGCGCACGACCCATCCCATCCGATAACTATCCAGGGCCTTTCGGTGTTGCTGACAGGCCCATCTGGCGGTGTAGAGTCCAACCGTGGGAGTATCGTCGTTCAACGCGATAACGTGACCCTAAACCAGCCGTTTGTGGACAACGCCGACCCTACGCAGCCAAGGCCGTTAGCCTTCGAGGTGTCGTTGTGCGCTGACGTTACATTCAACCAGCCGCGCTGCCGTGGCTTCAACTACAGCGGTCTCGGGTACGGCATTCTAGACAGCACCACGATCGGATTCACGGTTAACGGCGGCGTCATGCTGGATTGCCGCCACGGGTACACCAGCGTTTACAACGTCGACTCAACCATCAACGGGGGGCACTACGCTCGGGTTGTCGACAGCCACTGGGGCGACCGCATGACCTGCAACGATGTGAAGGTCTACGCAGCGCCTGGCTCTAGCGCCTTCGAGTTCGCAGGCGACGACATCACGCTGAACAACTGCTACCAGTTCGGCGGGCGCAGCTTGCTCGGCATCCGCGTGGATACCCCAAGCATGGGAGGCGAGGTGATCATCCGCAGCCCTCGCATCAAGACCCGTGGCGAAGCTGGATTCTATTTCATATTCGGATTCAGCAGTCCGAGCGGCCCAGGACCAATTGGATTCACCTACACCAACAAGCCGCGTCTACCAGATAACGTGGTTATTGAGGATGTGAACCTCGATTCCAGTACTTCGATAGTCTATGGCGCATACCTGGGTACACTGCAGGCCCCGCACACCACTTGGGGGGTCGTGACTCTGCGCGGAGAGTGGAAGTCGACCGGGTCGACCGTGATCGGCATCTTTGCTGAAAAGAATTCTAACTATCAGCAAGATCGCCGGCCCCTTCTTGTCAACGAAGCTCGTATGGACTGCGGGGCCTCAGGGACCGCGGTGTACTGCACCGCCATGGACGGAGTAACCGCAAACGGCATGGACGTTGAGGTAGCGAACATCCGGCGCGGTAACCTCCGGTATAGCGGCTACAGCGTAAATAGCCTGTCCGCGCATGACTCCATTATCGGGACAATCACTGACGACAACACCGCAGCAACCCCGGTAGGGATTAGCGTCTTCAACGCATGTCAGATGACCGGCGGTGTAGTGAGCCCTACGCTGAAAAACGCGGCGTTTATGAGCTGCCGATTCACGGGCGTGTACACAAACTTCCCACTAGCTGCCAACGTAACGATGGTCGGCAACGTGAAAGGCACCACGGTCACCGGCCTCCCGGCTGACATCAGGGCGAACATCGTCGCACCTTTCAGCTAAGCCGCGTGTGATACACTTCGGCCATCACCGGGGAGGGTGGCCGAAGTATGAACCTCACAGAAAAAATACAGGAAGAGCTAGGGCTGCTGGTCGGCGTTATCGTCGGCGCCTTGGTAGGTGTGTTGTGTCAAAAGGAGATCGTCACTTGGCGTGAGCGAGTGAGCCACGGGGTCATAGGCCTCGGCTGCGGGTATTACCTCACCCCGATCGTCATGTCGTGGTATAGCATTTCTCAGGACCTGGTCGGCGGTGTCGGGTTCATCGTCGGCGTGTTCGGCGCCAGTATCATCGCCGCAGTTTTCAAAGCCATCGGGAACCTCGACCTTGCTGCCCTGGTCAAAAGCCGCATAGGCGGAGGGGGCCAGTAATGATTAGCTTGATTGCCGTTAGCATCATCGCAGTGCACGCCACCTGGTGCATGATGTACTACCGGGTGAGCGATGGGGTAATCGGTAAGCTGCTTTACGCCGCCACGGCTCTGGCGGCCTTAGGCTACCTCAGCCAGCCCTCGCTCGACTCGCAGGGCCTGCTCAACTTGTCGTTCGCGCTTGTAGCTGTGCGCCACTTCTGGATGAAAACCTACTGGCTGCGTATACTGGCACGACTCCATTCGAGGAAGCCCGAACGTGCCCAGCCTACGCGAAGACATTGAGTCCGGCCTAGAATTACTTCCTGAGAAGATGCGAACCGACGCAGCCCGCGTCCTGCTGTTCGCCACGTCCCGCCAGGAAAACCCCGAACGTTCCCCGCGCCAGGTAATCAAGGTTAACGGCAAACTGTCCGCCACTGGCCCAGCTGCCGGCGACTATCAGTTCGAGAAGGGCGGGGGCGTCACAGGTGTGCTGAACCACCCGGCCAGTGCTGCGCTTTCACGCCAGATATGCGCGGAACGGGGCGTGATCACCTCAGTCGACAACGTGTTCGCGGCCATCCAATACGACACGGTACTGGCCGCCGCGTTGGCCCGGCTGCTGTACTACACCGACCCGAAAGCCATGCCGCCGGTTGGCGACGAACAAGGCGCCTGGGCGCTGTATCTGCGCACTTGGCGACCGGGCGCATATGCTCGCCAGCCCGAGGAACTGCGGGCCAAGTGGTCGAAGACGTACGCTGCAGCGATGCGCGCTTATGCTCTCTGATCGGCTGCGGGTCCTACTGTGCGCCCTGGGCATCGCCGCAGGGGTGATGTACGCCGCGTACTGCCACGGCGAGCGCACGGGCCGCGCCGAAGTCACCGCCGACTGGCAGCGCGCCCAACTGGCCTACGACCAGGCGGTGCGCCAGCGAGAAGACGGGTACATGGCCGCACGGACCGCCGCAGCGGCCCAACGTGATGAGGAAACGAAGAATGCGAGCGCTGATATTGCTCGGGTTAATGCTGATCGTGAGCGGCTGCGCACAGCGCTGCGAGACGCCATCCGCCGAATACCTGCCGAGAACAGGGGAACCGCCGGCGGGGCCGGAAGTACCGGCGCTGTGCTCGCCAACGTGTGCAGCCGGGCTGGAGAAGTTGCAGCAGAACTGGCTGCGTATGCTGACCGAGAACGAATAGCGCGCCAGGAATGCCAGCGCGCTTGGCCTCGTTAGTCCTTGCGATAGCGTTCTGCACGGTATCCACCGGCCGCACGGATCGGCCAGCCTTTCGCCCAGGTGGGCAGATCCTGCATGATGGCCTCAAACTCTTCGACCGAGCCGAAGCCCTTCGGCACCTCACTGGCGATTTCGTCATGCACCCGCAGCACGACCGGATAGCCGCGCTGCTCAAGGTTAACCACGGCGTTTGCCATGATATCGCGGGCCACGGCCTGAGTAGCGTTTTCGGCCAGCCTACCGCCGTAGGTCGGCATGCGGACCCAGCCCAGCGGCCCCATTTTCGGGTTGCTGTTATGGGTCATGAACGTTAGTTCATAAATCGCCGCCCAGCCGTCACGCTTCGAACCGTGCGTTAGGCGCGGCTCGCGGTACGAGATCCGACGACCGCTCGGGAGGATCATGTACAGCACGTCGGCCGCAGGATCGACTTCGAACGAAATCAAGCGGTAGGTGAATCGCTGGCCCGGGTTTAGCACCGCCTGCACCGCCATGCCCTCAAGACCGTAGAACTCGGCCGAGATGGGCGCCCATGGCGTGCCCCGGAACTGACCACCCCAAAGCTCGACGATCATCGGCGAGGCCGCGCGCCACTTCTGGACAATCTCGCGCGCTTCGTCTTCGCTGCCGTCGTAGCCGAATGCGAACAGTGCGCCGATCCAGCCACCGAAACCCAGGCCCAGTTCCGCCGGCTTGCCGATCTTCTGACGGTCCGGGTGCTTGCGGCCGTGTTCCTCAGCCCACGCCTTGTACTGCGCATAGCTCATGCCTGACACGCCCGCCGCGCCGTGCAGGTAAATGTCCTCCCGCCGTGCGAATGCGTCGATCCGCCACTGCTCGCCGGCCAGTTCAGCGATAACGACCGCCTCAATCGACGAGTAGTCCGAGCAGATCAGGTCATGACCCGGCGCCGCGACGATCAATGAGCGCACCACGCCGGAAACCGTGAGCAGCGCATCACCGAAAACATACTGCACAGCGGCGGCGCTGCGCGTGGCGATAGCGGCCAGGGCGTCGGCCACGGCCTCGAACTTCCAGTCCTCAAGAGCGGTCGAGAACGCCGACGACGCGCCGCACCACGGGCAGTTGTCGCCATGGCCGCCGTACCAACGCTGGCAGCCCATGTCACCGCACTGGCGCACGCGCGGGCCGGCCTTCGGCAGGTTGCCTGGCTGTACGTCAGCGTGCGTATCACGGCCAGTGCGGGCACCGTGGTAGATGAACAGGTCGTGCAGGCGGCCGGCGTCCGAACAGAACGAGCGCATGGCGAATACTTTCTTCACACTGGCTGAGCCGGTGAGCTGGCGGATTTCCAGTACGCGGCGCACGACGGGTGGCAAGTCGGTACGCTTGAGCGCAGTTTCCAGGGACTCGGCGTCGAGCGATTCCATGCGCACGCCCATGGCCGTGCACCAGCCGGCGAGGGCTTGAACCTTGCTCGGGCCGATACCGCCGGTCAGACGCTCGCACTCGGCGCCGAACTGGGCCAGGGTCTGGTTCACAATCTCGCAGGCCGCCTCGACGTGCGGCAGATCGACGCCCAGGCCGCGGAAGTTAACAGCCTGGTCGGCCTGCCAGTAGGCCAGTTCGGACGGGATCAGGTCCGGCAGCTTGCTCGACGCTTCCTGTTCCGTATCGCGGTCAGTATCACAGTAGCTCTGCAGGCCCTCGAACGATTCGGGATCGTCGCTCGGCAAGATCCGCAGACGCGGGTCGGCTTTCGTCGGCTTGCGCGGCATGCAGAGCAGTTTGATCAGATCGGCGCCGCGTTTGTCTTTCTGGATGTTCAGGCGCATAGCCGCGCCCAGTTGCGCCAGGGCGCCAGGGTACCCAGCGGCTCGCGCCTTGGACATGCTGCAGCGCCACTGGACGGGGTTGATCGGCGGAAAACCGTGTTTCGGTACCAAGACGAAGGTCCACAAGTTGCGTTCGAACATGGCGTTGTGGGCTTCGATCAGGCCGCCGCGCGCGATGTGGGCGGCCAGTGCTGGCGGGCACGGTTGCCCCGGCACCCAGCGGCCTTTCGCCCCGTTCGGCAAGCTGTACGAGAATGTCAGCACCTCGGCGGTCGGGTGCTCGGCGTACTTCCGCGAGCCGACGGCGCCCAGGCCCTTGGCATTGGAGCCCTCCGGCCCCAGCCAGGTACGTTTCTCTTCGTCCCAGCGGTAACCGGCCTCACTGTATGTTTCCATGTCGAGCGTCGCGCATAAGGCCTGCTGAGGCAGCGCCGGTACGCCGGTGGGCAGTGGCGGTACACTCACAGCGCCACCTGCTGCGCAAACCATGCGCGATTCTCGGCGCGGAACTGTTCGAACTGCTCGCGGGTGACCTGTTCAAAGCCTTCGATTTCGTGGTCGTAGGAAATGCGCGCCAGGCGGGACTCGCGGTTGATGAAATAACGTGGACCCATTGTTTTACCCTCCCCAGATAGTAAAAGGGCCGCCCGAAGGCGACCCGTTGGTGTTACTGCTGACGGGCGCGCAGTTCCGCTTCGGTGATCACCTCGGTGCCCATGTACCAGTACTGCGAGTTCTGCGGGTGCTGGGTCCAGCCGGCTGGCGGCCATACCGGGGCGACTGGCGCGGCCGGTACTGCAGGAGCCGGCTCAGGCACAGGGATATAGCCGCTGTACGGCTCGGGCTGCTGGCCAGGTACAGCCGGGGCTTGCTGCTGCTGCTGCTGCTGCGGCGCCGGCTGCTGTACTGCGGGCATGGCGTTGGCGGGGGCCTGAACAACGGTGGCACCTTCCGGCACATAGCTGACCGCCGGGCCGCTCGCCAGACCGGTAGCCGCATCCGGACCTGCCGAGGCGCTGACGATCGCCTTGCCTTCGAAGAACAGTTCAACAGCGGAGCCGCGAACGAACAGGCCGGGCGACTTAGTCGAACCGTTGCCAGCGGCGGTGAATAGTACGCGCACCCAGTCGCCGCGCTTGATCACGCCCGGCTGAGTGATTTCCTGGTCGGCGCGAGTCTGCCCCTGGTAGAAACGCTTCGGAAGGAACTGCGACGAGAAGCGCAGCACCCAGTGGCCTGCGAAACCCTCCTTGGTCGCGTTGTGCACGCCCGACTTGTCGTAGCCGTCACCGTCGGTAATCTTGAAGTGGAAGTTCGGGTTCACGCAGGTCGGCGAGTTGTTCGGGAAGAAAGTGGGCCAGTCGCGGCTGGCAATGTTGGTCAGGTACTGTTGAACGCGGGCCCAGTCAGGGTTCGGCTGGCCGTTGATCATCTTCGGAAACGCGACGGCGTAGAAGTTCTCGGGTTTCTTCTCGGTACCGTCCGAGTTGACACGTGGCTTGCCGGTCTGGAAATCCAGGTTCGACAAGGTGTCTAGGTCGCCCTGCACGATGCGGCCAATACCGGTAACTTCGTAGTCGACGCCCTGAACTTGCGGTTTCTGTACTTGAGTAGTCATGCTTTGAATGCCTTCTGTATGAGGGAGTAGTCTGCAACACCGAGCTTCAGCTTGCCCGGAATGCGCTCAATGTACGGCGCGATTAGCGCACCGTCAACACCTTTTTTCTTCAATTTGTCGCGGCACTGCGCAGGCGTATCGACTGCCAGTGGCTTGCGGAAATCGACGCCGAGCATGTCGCCGAAACCCGCCACGTTAGCCGGTGCGACTTTCCATTTCTCCGAACCGTTGCCCCGCTGCATTTCGTAACCTGGCACCGCGTGGCCGGTCGTGATTTCGTGCTCCGCCTGTTCTGCCAGGGCAGCTACGCGCGCTTGCAAGGTCGCCAAGTTCTGTTCAGCCCACATCAGTTCCGTGGCCAGGTCGTGTCCAGTCAGGCCGAGCGGCATAGCCGTACCGGCGTAGGCTTTCGCCCCGTCACTGGCCCGCTTGAACGTCGCACAGCCGCGCCGCGCCGGACAGTACTTGCAGTTCTCACCGACTCGGGTGTGCGTCTGGTCCATTACGGCTGCCCGAAGGCGATTCCACAATGCCCGAAGCGCGCCGGTAGTCGTTTCCCAAGTACGGATGGGGCCGCCGGCGGTGTAGCAACGCGGTTGGATGATGTGGAACACGACTGGCAGTTCCTGCTCGATCCACTGGTTCGCTTTGCCTTCGGCGCGCAGGCGGTCGAGCACGCCAGCCGCGTAGCAGGCCAGCTGCCAGTTTTCCACCGGGCTGACCTCCAGGTGCCCGTACTTGTAGTCGAAGACGTGCAATACGGTCCCGTCGAAGTACGTCCCGTCCGGCGTGCCGAACACGAGGATTTCACCCGTGCTCTCGTCGACGCCCAGGCTAGGCATCTGCTCGCGCTGCTCGAAGCGGCACACGCTCATGCCCTTCAACTGATTGACCGTGCGGAAAACGTGGTTGTAGTACTCGCGGCCCCCGTCGATCATGGCTTCGTCAACTGCCCACCCGTTCGGGGTGAGCGTGCCGATTGCAGGAATACCTACGGTGAACATCTGAAACGCCACCCAGTGGGCCGCGTCGCCCTCGGCTGCGGCCTCCCCGTCGCCCAGGTCGGGGAACTGCTCGGCAAGGCCAACCGACCCTGGGCAATGCACCCAGCGGTCGGCAGAACTTGGAGCATGGCGAGCGTGGGCTGTCACTGCGCGCCCACAGCGTTGACGGCAGCCAGTGCAGCAGCCAGTACTGCCTGGTCGGTGCACCCGGGCAGACCCATCGGGCCGGCGGGGATGCCCGCGCCCTGGATCGCCTGGAACAGCGCGGCAGATTTGGTGCCATCTGCCATTTGGATTTCCATGGCGCGGGCCATCACGTCGTTACCGGTCAGCGGGGCCGGGGCGTCAGGCGCAGGGGACGCCTGTTCGATGGCAGGGGCCGAGGTCGGGCTCGGAGTAGAAGTAGCCGTTTCCGTTGCAGTACTCGCAGTCTGCTTTCCCATCAGTTCGTTGCGCACCGACTCGAAGTAGGCCGGATCGACGCCGGGCTTTTTCCTCCAGGTGCCGTCACCAATGGTGGCCTTGTTACTGGTGTGGATCAACGGGGACCAAGGGCAGCCGGCGCTGTCTAGGTCAGCTTGCCCAGCGACTGGGTCCGCCGCGCTTGTCGAGGCAGGAACGGCAGGCACCGACGTAGGAACCGCAGGCACATCGGTCGGGACTGTGGACTCGGGCGCAGCTGCAACGGCCGGCGGGGTGCTCCCAGGGACAGGTGGAACTTCCGGTGCAGGCCCAGCAACCGGCGGCAGATCCGGAGCACCACTTGCAGGGAGGGCTGGCGCGTTTCCCAGTAGGGCCTGCACTGCGGCGGTGTCGTCAGCCAGTCCGTCGCCCACCGGGCCGCTGTTTACAACATCGCCCGGCACGAGGGTCAACGGCGCGCTGCCGCTGGCAACCATGGCGCCGCTAGGTGCGCGCTGCACGGTCCAGCCTCCTGCGAAATTCTCGGGAGCTTTCTCGGCGAGTTTCTGCACGAACTCGGCCAGTGCATTCAGTTCGAAGGCGGTGGCGTTACGGGTGTCAACGGTGAATTGCATGGGGTGTTTCTCCGTGGTTGATTAGTTGCTACGGGGCGCATAGTGCGGTAAGG